TTATGTATTGCTTTGTTAATCTTTTTTTGGGCTCAGGCGTCATTGTTTGTTTTTTAGGTTTAACTTCAAGTAACATGGTTTTTAAGATGCCATCTCTGGTTCGAACTTTAACCAAAAAGTCTGGAAAGTAACGGTGCCACAGGCCATCTTTTGGAGATTTATAGGGAATGATCAATTCTTCTGATGCCCACGATATAATATCTGAATTTTTGTCGAGCCAATTCATCATCTTACACTCCCATGAAGAGCGATAAATGATATTATTAGGATCCCCAACATATTTTTGAGGATTAGAAGGTGTGAAACGTCCATTATAAGCCATATAAATACTATGTATAACTTTTTTTCATAGAGGATCCAATGGCCATCATTTCCATACCAAATTCCATAGGTGGAGTTTCTATACCTGGAGCCTTAGTTGAGGGTCCTTTAGGTACTTTATTTGGAAATAAATTTGGTCGAACCGATCTACAATACCCTAGAGATTTACAAACATCTACAAGAGGTCATGTTGTTGTGTTTAACATTAATGAAATACAGCCAGCAACATATGAAAGTGTCAAAAATTTCTTTATTAAGCAAAAAGATAAATTATTTGATAAAACAATTCCTAGTTCTTCAGAAGAAGGATGGGAAGCTGCTAAAAAGGCTGCAGGTGAAGCCACAGAATATATTAATAAAGTAAAAAATGGCACAATAGAGTTTGGAAGTGAATTGGATAAAGTCAAAAAATTGCTTGGTAACGAAAGCCTTAACATTAAAAATCCAACAAAAAAACCCATAGCGGCAATATCATTGTACATACCTGACACCATGGCTTTTAGTTATTCTGCTTCATATGGTCAATTGAGTTTGGTTGATGCCGCTTCTCAGGTTCCTGGTATAGGAAAAGCAGTTGGTGCAATTGCTTCTATTGCTAATAGTGGTCCAGCTCGTTTGTTGGCCAAAGGTGCAGGCTTTGCTTTCAACCCACAACAACAATTATTATTTGATGGCATTGATTTTAGAACATATCAGCTGGCGTTTACATTTACACCATATTCTAAAAAAGAAGCAGAAACAGTTGCAAAAATTATAAAAATGTTTAAAACTCATGCTGCGCCAAGATTGGCAGAAGGCACAGCAGGCATGTTTTTTGTCCCTCCATCAACATTTAATTTAGATTTTTTATTCAATGGTAAGAGAAATCCTAATGTTGGAAGAGTTGCAGAAAGTGTTATTGAAAGTATTGATGTAAATTATTCTCCCAATGGTTTTTCAACTTTTGGTGATGGTGCTCCAGTTCAAACAACATTAACTTTAAACTTTAAAGAAATTGAACTCATCACAAGAGAAAAAATAGAAAAAGAAGGTTACTAATGCAATATTTCGATACGCTACCTAAAATTATCAAAACTACACAAAATGGCCAGTCATCTTTAATGGTCAATTTAATGGCAAGGTGTAGTGTTATTCCAGAAATACTTAAAAATCCTTTAGTGTATTATTCTTATGATATACAAGAGGGTGACACTCCTGAAATTATTGCTTATAAGTATTATGGTAATTCGTATCGTTATTGGATTGTTTTGTATGTTAATGAGATTATGGATCCACAATGGCAATGGCCAATGCAGTCGAGTGTTTTTGAATCATATGTTTCTGATAAGTATAATTTTAATACCAAAACAACAATACACCATTATGAAAAAATAATTACAAAAGTTGATTCAAGAACAAACACAACAACAATAGATAATTATATCATTGACCAACAATCTTATAATAATCTACAAACTGGAGTTTTTGAGCGTAGCATGGCAACTGGTCAATTCAGTATAACCACAAGTCGAAAAATTGTTTCTTATTATGATTATGAATATGATTTAAATGAATCGTATAGAAATATAAAATTATTAAATTCAATTTACGTTGGTGAACTTGAAAAACAATTTAAAAAATTAATGGCTTAATATGGCAGAGTTTGATCAATCTTCTTTAAATGTAGAATCTCCTGGTGCGTATTATGCACAAGATTATTCCTTAGAAACTTTAAATTTTCTAACAGCAAGTGGCCAACGATTTGAATTAAAGCGTTTAATGATTGATATGTCCTATTATGAGGACCTTTATAGTTTTACAGCCTCAGGTTATGTTACAGTAACAGATTCTCAAGGATTTGTTGAACTTTTTCAATTAACAGGTAATGAATTTATTGAAGTTAATTTTGGTAAAATAAAAAATGGATCAAATAACAATGATCAACTGTTTCGAGTATATAAAGTTGGTGGCAAAAAGCCTGCAGGAAATTTAAATACTGAAACATATACATTATATTTCTGTTCAGAAGAATTGTTATTATCCGAACAAATTAAAATTAGCAAATCATATGTTGGCCAAAAAATATCTGATATTGTAGAAAATATATTAATTGATAAATTAAAGGTACCCAATAACAAAATTAATAACATTGAATCAACAACTGGTTTATATGATTTTGTTATACCTCGATTAAAACCATTTGAAGCAATTAGTTGGTTGTCAACATACGCCAGACCAGCCAACAATGGTTCTGTTGGTGCTGATATGTTATTCTTTGAAACAAAAGATGGGTTTAATTATAGGTCATTACAGTCCATGTTCAAAGAAGAACCATATGCTACTTACAAATATCAGGCACAAAATATTGACATGGACAAACAATCCTTTAAAGAAAAAACAATAAGTGTTTTAGATTATGAATTTGTTAAAACCTATGATTCAGTAAACGAAATAAGCTCTGGTACTTTTGCAAACAGGTTAATCTCAATTGACCCATTAACAAGGTCATACAAAGTGACCGATTTTGATTATTTGAAGTATAAAAACCAAGCAGTTACATTGAATGAAGGTGAAGTCAGTAATGCTTTAAAAAATAGGTTAGGTTTAACTCAATATGAAACATATGATGCAACACTAAAAGTGGCTTTGTCAAATGCTGGCCAAAATGAAGCCGCTTATTTTAAAGAAATACCAGGATCGGTTGCAAAAAATATTGCAGTAGAAACGTATGTGCCAAATAGAACAGCACAAATAGCTTTGGCAAATTATACTGTTGTAAAGTTAACAATACCTGGTGATCCAGGTTTAACAGTAGGTAGAACCATTGAATTTAATTTAATGTCGTTAAAACCAGAAACAAACGAAAAACAATTAGATAAATTTTACTCAGGCAAATATTTGGTTACAGCAGTTCGACATATCATACAGCCAAATAAATATCAAACAGTTCTTGAAATTAGTAAAGATAGTGTACCAAATAATTATCAAGAGATAGATCAAACGGCGTTTAAAGAAGCGGTGGCAGAATGAACAATTTTATAGGTAAAGATGGATTTAATTGGTGGTACGGTGTAGTAGAAGATGTTAATGATCCAGCCAAATTAGGTCGTGCTAAAGTTCGTATCTTCGGACACCACACAGATAATTTGGTAGAATTACCAACAAAAGATTTGCCTTGGGCTGCAGCCGTTAATCCAGTAAATAATTCAAAATCATTTAGTGCACCTAGATTAGGTGATTATGTAATGGGTTTCTTTTCAGATGGCACTTCTTCACAGTCACCAATAATGATGGGTGTTTTTCCTGGTCTTGAAGCCACTCCAAATAAAAACAAAGGATTTTCACCACAAAGTGATTTAAAGCCTGCAACTCCACCTAATGGTCAAGTTCAATATGAAGCAGGTAAACCTACACTTTCACCTTTATCAAGAGGTGTTGTTGATAAAACAGCCATATCTCAATCGAATGCCAATTTGGCTCATGTGTGTGATATATCAATAAACATGAAATTTGAAATAGCTAAAATGTCATTTAAAACAAGTGAACTAGTTGAACAAATTAGAGCCGCAATTAAAGGCCTTTGGGCTAGTGCATCTTCAAGTCCATTTGCTGATGAAATCAGAAGTGCTGTAAAAACAATTAAAGCACAAATTAAAGTCGTTCAAAAATTTATTAAAAAAGTACAACAGTATGCCGGAGCTGTTAAAGATTTAGTAGATCAACTACAAAAAATAATTCAATACATTGCAACCTTACCTGCAAGAATAGCTAAGTTTCTACAAGATTGTTTAAAAGAAGCTATTGGTGGCATATCTGGTGCAATTGCTGTAGGTCAAGAAATTCAAAAAAATATATCAGAAGGAAATGTTTCTTTGGCAAACTCATCAGCTATTGCAGCAGAACTAGCTTTGACCGATAAAGAAACTATTGTGCCAATTCAAAATACGATTGTGAAACCATAATGGCTGATATGTCATGGACAGAACCGGAATCAGCAGCTAATACTGATTACCAACCAATATATTCTTATAATAACATTCAACAAACAGAATCGGGTCATTCATTTGAAATGGATGATACACCAACTCGTGAACGTGTTCGTATACAACACCGTTCAGGTTCGTTTATTGAGATGCATCCTAACGGTGATGAAGTTCACAGAATTATAGGTAAAGGTTATGAAATTATTGCAAGTGATAAAAATGTTTTAATTAAAGGTATTTGCAATATAACAATTGAAGGTGATTCTGCTTTGCATGTAAAAGGTGATGCATACACACAAATTGATGGGTCTGCATACCAAAATGTTAAAGGTGATGTAAATCAATCTGTTGCTGGCGATGCAATTCAATCTGTTGATGGTGACGTAGAAATAAATTCATCTGGTGATATTACACTAGGTGCCTCAACTGTCAATGTCAATGCTGATTTGTATGTTCGTGGCGATATAGGAACATCTCAATCTGTTCAAGCTGATGGAAATATTACAGCAGGTCTTTCCGTATCTGGTAATAAATCTGTTGAAACTTTAGGTTATATGTTAGCAGGTACAACAATTGATGCCGGCATTTCAATGTTTGCACCAATGGTTTCAGATATGTTTGGTTCGGTACAAATGTTTAGAATAAAAGTCAATATGCACACTCACATTGGAAATCGTGGATTCCCAACTTCACCTCCACTAAACGCACCAATGGAATCATAATATGTCCAGCATATACAACAGATTAGGATATAATTTTGATACCACCAAATTTGGTGATGATGTCAATTTAGCTCCTGGTGCAAATAACTTTCTCAACAATTCTTCAATTAATTTGAGTCAATGGCAAGTTGATGATATTGCAACATCGACAGCAACAGGTTACTATCAAAATCCATATTCATCAGTATTAAGTAATATTACAATTGTTCTTAATGGCATGGCCACAAATTGTAATACTAGTTTAATAACTTTCAATGCGGCTCCAACTCAAGCAAATACTTTATATTCTTCAATTATAAATGCGTTAACGGCTGTTTCTGATTTTACAACACACACAAATTACATATCTGGTGTTGAACGATCAGCCAATACTGTTTTATATCCAGATTTAAATACGGCTTTGTCAATTGGTCGTCAAGTGTTGAGCTTAACCAATAAAGCAGATCAAACACAAAATAACGTACCGGTGTTGGGAAGTTTTACAAGCCTTTATATTCGTGATGATGTTGATTCGAGAAGTAATGCAATAATTATAGATTCAAGAACTTTAGGTAATTCTCTATATGTTGAAGATGGAAACACATACAGTAACATTTCTGTTTCTAGTATCAACACAATTATAACGGATGTTAACTCTCTACAAACTTTGTTGGCAACCAGAAGAAACGGAGATATTAATTTTTATCAAAACTCGTTGGCAATTATAAGAGATTATCAAACTGTTTTAACTTTTTCTAGTGTTGGTGATACACAAAATTCTTTATTACAGATAGTTGGTACAACAAAATTAAAAACTGATTTGGCTACAGCAAGACCTTTGGCTGTAACAACAAACACTTCAGCTGTATTGTATAATAATCCTTTTGCTTCTGCTTTGTCATCAGGAACAGGAACGGCAACAACAATTGTAACTGGCGGTACAGGTGGCACAACAACTGGTGGAACAGGATCTTTTACTCTTACGGATACAGGTGTTAGTCCTGGAACTTATGGTTCAGCAAATCGAGTTCCTATTTTTACAGTAGATAGATTTGGTCGTATCACCTCTGCCACTTCTTTAGAGGCTGCAGGTGGTGGTGTATCAATCATTCAATTTGACACAACAACAACAAATCCAATTGCTGTTGACAATTTTGATATCTACACATATCGAAGTGCCAAATATGAAATACAGATAACGTCAGGTTCTTTTTATCAAGTAATTGAGTTAAGGGTAATGCACAATGGAGTTTGTGCTTTTATGACACAATACGGTGAACTTGTAAGTGATATCACTCTTGGCCAGTTTGATGCCGATGTTTCAAACAATGTGGTTAATTTATATTTCCGTCCTACACAAGCAATAAATACTGTTAAGATGATTAGAAGGTTAATCACAATATAATTTTTTAAAGAGGTGATTTTATTATGCGTTTTCATATTTTAGGTTTACCACATACAGTATCTTCCAAAGAATATAATGCTTGTGCTTATACACAAAAAGTAGTTAAATTTGGTAAAATGATGAAGGCCTTGGGCCACACAATCATACATTATGGCCACGAAGATTCGAATTTAGTTTGTGATGAACACGTCACAGTAACCACCAATAAAGATTTAGAAATTGCTTATGGTGATTATGATTGGCGAAAAAACTTCTATAAGTTTGATGTCAATGACCACGCATATCAAACATTCTATAAAAATGCCATTCGTGAAGTTGGACTAAGAAAACAAAAACACGATTTTATTCTACCATTTTGGGGTTCTGGTGTTCGGCCAATATGTGATGCACATCCAGATTTAATTTGTGTGGAACCAGGAATTGGATATGCTGGTGGTCATTGGGCTCGTTGGAAAATCTTTGAATCGTATGCAATTTATCATGCTTATTATGGAATGACAGCCGTTGGTAGTTGTAAACAAGATTGGTATGATGCAGTTATTCCAAATTATTTTGATCCTGATGATTTTACATTTCAGGAAAAGAAAGAGGATTACTTCTTATATTTGGGTCGAGTGTATGATGGTAAAGGTGTAAACGTTGCTGTTCAAGTAACCGAAGCACTTGGTGCTAAATTAATTATCGCTGGTCAAAACTCATTGACTCAAATGGGTTATAAAGAAACACCTTCTCACGTTACAGAAATTGGTTATGCTGATGTTGAGATGAGAAGAAAATTAATGTCCGGCGCAAAAGCTGCATTTGTGCCATCAATGTATGTTGAACCGTTTGGTGGGGTTCAAGTGGAAATGTTGTTCTCTGGAACTCCTACAATCACAACAGATTGGGGTTCATTTACTGAAAACAACATTCACGGAATTACTGGTTATCGTTGTAGAACTTTTGAACAATTTTTGTGGGCAGCAGATAACATCCACAATATTAATCCAAAAAACTGTCGTGCTTTTGCTGAAAACTTTACATTAGAAAAAGTTGGCAGAATGTATGAGGAATATTTTCAATCCGTTTTGAATGTTTACACTGGTAATGGTTGGTATGAAAGAAATGATGCGAGACCGCAATTGAATTGGTTAAAGAAAAATTATCCTCATGAAATGCCTCAAACTATTAAACTAAATAGTTAGTTATAGAAGCATGTTTTAAATCTAAGGGGATAGTGAACCTTGAGCTGTGACGCAAATAATTTTTTCATAGTAAAAAATGGGCTGACTGTTGGCATTACTCCGGTAATTGCCGCTAATGGAGCTTGGATAGGACCTTTAGGTTCAAATCCTGGAGCTACAGGCGCTCAAGGTGCTACTGGTGCGTCAGGTGTTCAAGGTGCTACGGGCCTTCAAGGTGCAACCGGACTTGGTGCTACAGGTTCTACTGGACCAGCGGGTGCTACCGGTCCTTCAGGAGGTCCTACAGGTGCTACCGGAGTAATTGGTGCAACTGGTGCCACAGGACAACTTGGTACGACCGGTGCAACCGGCCCAATTGGAATTCCTGGTCCTCAAGGATCAACAGGATTAACTGGTGCTACAGGCACTCAAGGACCTCAAGGTGCAACAGGAACTCCAGGTTCAATTGGTAGTTTAGGATCAACTGGCGCAACTGGCGCACAAGGTCCTGTTGGATTAAGAGGTGCCACAGGTTCAACAGGTCCTCAAGGTTCAACGGGATCTACAGGACAAAATCAGCCTTGGATTACGATCTCATCAAATACAACAGTAACACTTAATCAACAGTACATTGCAAATACTGCAAATGGTTCTTTCACAGTTACACTTCCTGCTTCTCCAGTACTTAGCAATACAGTTATAATTACTGATGGTGGTAATTTTAATAATGATTGGAGTATTCGAAATCTTATCATTAATCCAAATGGTCAAACTATAGAAGGTGTTGCTGATACTCTTGTTCTCGATATTGGCCAAAGTTTAGTTTACTTAGTTTATGATGGCGTTACATGGCGACAAGTATCAAGTGCTGGCCCAATAGGTTTGACTGGTTCTACAGGTCCACAAGGATCAACAGGTTCAACTGGACCGATCGGTTCAACAGGTGCAACTGGTCCAACAGGATCAACGGGTGCAGGAACAACAGGTGCTACAGGTAGTAGTGGTCCCGTTGGCCCACAAGGACCAATCGGACCAATTGGTAGTACAGGAGCCACGGGTGTTATAGGTACAACCGGCGCAACTGGTCCTACAGGATCGACCGGTGCAGGAACAACGGGTGCCACAGGTCCAATAGGATCAACTGGTGCTACAGGATTAGGTGCAACTGGTGCTACAGGAGTTATAGGTACAACCGGCGCTACTGGTCCAATTGGTTCAACTGGTTCTACTGGTGCAACAGGACCAAATGGTGCTACAGGTGCAACTGGTGTAATAGGTTCTACCGGCGCTACAGGTCTTAGAGGTGCTACTGGAGCATTTGGCACAACAGGCGCTACAGGACCAAGGGGCGCTACAGGTATGCAAGGAGATCCTGGTGGTGCAACCGGACCAATTGGTTCAACAGGTGCTACAGGTGTTCCTGGTACGACAGGTGCCACAGGTTCAACTGGACCAATTGGTACAACAGGAGCCACAGGTATCATAGGCACGACCGGTGCAACAGGACCAAGAGGTAATACTGGTTCAACGGGACCAGTCGGATCAACAGGTTTAATTGGCGCTACTGGTTTACAAGGAGAACAAGGTTTAACAGGAGATCCTGGTGGTGCTACAGGATCAACGGGTGCAACAGGTCCTCAAGGAGATCCTGGTGGTGCTACAGGATCAACGGGCGCAACAGGTCCTCAAGGAGCTACGGGTGTAGGTGCAACTGGTCCACAAGGTGCTACGGGCCCAATAGGTGGACCACTTGGTTATTCCACTTTAACCAGTTTCACATCAGCTAGTATTGTTGTTGGCAGCACAGTATCTCTACTCACAACACAAAATCTTAATCAGTATGCATATGGTGTTGGCCAGAGAGTAAGATTTCGCAATACTGATAACATTTATATGGAAGGTCCAATTGTTTTCCTTAATCCTATAACAAATCCTTTTCAAATTTCCATTATTCCTGATTTTTCACAAGGTGCACTAGGACCTTATTCTAATTGGACAATTTTTCCTATTGGCCAACCCGGTGCAACAGGACTTACTGGCCTAACCGGATTACAAGGAGCGACAGGTATAACAGGTCCTCAAGGAGCCACGGGTGTTATAGGTACAACCGGTGCAACAGGTCCACAGGGGCCACAAGGAACTCCAGGTGGAGCAACTGGACCAACCGGTGCAACAGGTCCACAGGGGCCACAAGGAACTCCAGGTGGAGCAACTGGATCAATCGGTGCAACAGGTGTCCAAGGTGCCACAGGCCCAATAGGTTCTACTGGTGCAACAGGTGTCCAAGGTGCCACAGGAACCACAGGTGCCACAGGTCCTCAAGGAGCTACAGGCGCAGGTACAACTGGTGCAACAGGTGCAACAGGTGTCATAGGCACGACCGGTGCAACAGGACCAAGAGGTAATACTGGTTCAACTGGAATAATAGGATCAACTGGTGCAACAGGTCCACAAGGCATTCAAGGAACTCCAGGCGGCGCAACAGGTGCAACGGGTGCAGCAGGACCTATAGGTTCAACAGGAGCTACTGGTGTTGTAGGTGTGAGAGGTTCAACTGGTCCTGAAGGTCCTTTAGGTGCAACTGGTGCTACAGGAATAGGAGCTACAGGATTACAAGGTATTCAAGGTTTGACCGGCACAACTGGTGCAACTGGACCACAAGGAAGTCCTGGTGGTGCAACAGGAACTACAGGATCAACCGGTGCTACAGGACCAATTGGTTCAACTGGTGCTACAGGACCTATAGGTTCAACAGGATCAACCGGCGCAACAGGTATAATAGGAACAACGGGAGCTACAGGCCCAATTGGTTCAACAGGTGCAACAGGTTTTGAAGGACCTCAAGGTGCTACAGGTGCGACAGGATTTCTTGGTGCAACCGGTGCAACAGGATTTGGTGCAACGGGCCCAAGAGGTAATACAGGATCAACAGGTGTTATTGGTACGACTGGTGCCACAGGACCTACAGGTAATACAGGAAATACCGGTGCTACTGGTGTAATTGGTTTAACAGGATCCACAGGATTAACAGGAAATACCGGTGCTACTGGTGTAATTGGTCTAACAGGTAATACAGGTTCTACTGGACCAATAGGATCAACTGGTGCCACAGGTTTGACTGGTGCAACAGGAACAGGCGCAACTGGTTTGACTGGTAACACAGGTTCTACTGGACCAATAGGATCAACCGGTGCCACGGGACCAATAGGCGTAACAGGTAATACCGGTTCAACAGGACCAGTAGGTTCAACAGGCTCTACTGGACCAATAGGTTCTACAGGTGCTACAGGACCTGAAGGCGCTACTGGTGCTTCAGGTGTTCACGGTGATAGATACCATACAACATCAAATACAACATTAACATTAACTGACTATGTTATTGGAAATTTATTAATCCTTACAACAAATGATTTATATTTGGACTATAGTTCTCAACAAACTATAATTGTCGTTTCAAATGTTGATGTTGATGACCACATTCACGGCACAGTTTATTCTTATGAACAAAGCAATGGTTATTTGGTATTATCAGTAACCAATACAGCGAATGCAACTAATGTTCAATACAGTTCATGGACAGTTAATTTAGATGGCGCTGTTGGTATTGCTGGTGCAACTGGTGCAACAGGACCAATTGGTGCAACTGGTTCAACGGGGCCAATAGGTTCTACCGGATCAACCGGCTCAATTGGTTCGACTGGTACAACTGGTGTAACTGGTTCGACAGGACCAATTGGTGCCACAGGTTCAACGGGGCCAATAGGTTCTACAGGTGTGACAGGATCACAAGGAGCCACTGGTGCGACAGGTTATATGGGTGTTGATGGATCTACTGGTGCTACGGGACCAATAGGATCAACTGGTGCAACAGGTTTAACAGGATCAACAGGAAATACAGGATCAACTGGTGCAACTGGACCAAAAGGAGATCCAGGTGCAAATGGTATCTCAAACGGCACATTTAGAACATTGAAAGTTAATGGTCAAAGTGATTTAGTTGCTGTTGGTGAAGATATTATACAATTAGTTGCTGGAGATGATGTTATACTAAGAATTAATGCTAATACAAATCCAAAGCAATTAATTATTTCTACAAAAAGAATACGGCAGATAGATATAGATGGTGGTTCAGCAATTTCAGTTTTCAGTCCGTCAGACATGATGGATATAGAAGGTGGTTCTGCAATTTCTGTTTATAGCCTATTAGACATAATTGACGGAGGAGCAGGAAATACTGTTTTTTCATCATCAGATTTAATTTATAACGGAGGCACAGCTTAAAATGGCTAGCAAAATACAAGTAAGACGGGATTCATCTAACAATTGGACAAGTACAAATCCTACTTTGTCGCAAGGCGAACCTGGCTATGAAATAGACACAAATAAAATAAAATATGGTGACGGAACAACTGCTTGGAACAGCCTCGCATACACTACAGGAGCTGGATCTGGTGCGACTGGTGCTACTGGATTAACAGGCAATACTGGAACTACAGGCGCAACAGGACCTCAAGGTGCTAACGGTTTTCAAGGACAAGAAGGATCGACAGGTGCAACTGGTGTCATTGGACCAACAGGTGCAACAGGATTAACTGGTGCAACTGGTCAAACTGGTTTAACAGGATCAGTAGGTTCTACAGGTATCAATGGTGCAACCGGTGCTACTGGTCCTGTTGGTGCTACTGGTTCCACAGGAGCTACAGGCATTCAAGGTAACCATGGTTCTACAGGATCTACTGGCGTAACAGGAAATACAGGCTCAACTGGACCAATTGGTTCTACTGGTGCAACAGGACCACAAGGTGCTACTGGTTCCACAGGACCAATTGGTTCTACTGGTGCTTCTGGTGCTGATGGTGACCGTTATCACACAACATCGACAACCACACTAACTTTATCAAATTACAATTTAGGTGATTCACTAACACTTACAACAACGGATTTAAACTTAGATTATAGCTCACAACAAACAGTAATCGTTGTTTCTGTTGCTGATGTTGATAATCATATTCACGGTGCAGTTCATTCATACAATGGTTCAAATGGACAATTAATTTTAACTGTAACAGATATTGCTAACGTAACAAGCACACAGTATAGTTCATGGACAGTTAATTTAAATGGTGCTGTTGGTATTCAAGGTGCAACAGGAGCTACTGGTGTAACAGGTAATACCGGTTCTACAGGCCCAATTGGTTCAACTGGTGCTACGGGTATTCAAGGTGTTACTGGCTCTACAGGACCTGTTGGTGCAACCGGTTCTACTGGACCACAAGGATCAACTGGATTCCAAGGATTAGAAGGATCAACAGGTTCTACTGGCCCCGTTGGTGCAACAGGTGCAACAGGAATTCAAGGTGCAACAGGCTCAACTGGACCACAAGGTTCGACAGGCTTAACAGGAAATACTGGATCCACAGGATTACAAGGATCAACGGGTGCTGTTGGTTCTACCGGTTCTACCGGACCAACAGGAAATACCGGTTCAACAGGACTAGTTGGTTCCACAGGATCTACAGGTATTCAAGGTGATACTGGATCTACTGGTGCAACAGGTATTCAAGGACCTAATGGTGCGACAGGAGCTACTGGTGTAACAGGTAATACCGGATCAACAGGTCCAGTTGGTACAACAGGCGCAACAGGCATTCAAGGACCTAATGGCGCAACAGGTGCCACAGGTATTCAAGGTGATACTGGTTCTACCGGTTCAACGGGTCCAGTTGGTCCAACGGGTGCCACAGGTATTCAAGGACCTAATGGTGCAACAGGAGCTACTGGTGTAACAGGTAATACCGGATCAACAGGTCCAGTTGGTACAACAGGCGCAACCGGCCAAACTGGATTAGGTTTTACAATTGCAAAAACATATTCAAATGTTGCTTCTTTATTGGCTGATACATCACCAACAGGAATTGCAAATGGACAATTTGCTATAATTGATACAGGTAATGTTGAGGATCCTGAAAGTTCAAGATTATATTTGTGGAATGGTGTAACATACACATACGTAATTGATTTATCTGGTGCTGCTGGTATTCAAGGAGAAATTGGTGCAACTGGTCCAATAGGATCAACAGGTCCAACAGGAAATACCGGTTCAACAGGACCAATAGGATCAACAGGTCCAACAGGTAACACGGGTGCTACCGGCCCAATTGGTTCAACAGGTCCAACAGGAAATACCGGTTCAACAGGACCAATAGGATCAACAGGTCCAACAGGAAATACCGGTTCAACAGGACCAATAGGATCAACAGGTCCAACAGGAAATACCGGTTCAACAGGACCAATAGGATCA